CTTGAAAATATATATTTCTTAATAACGATAATATGGATAATTATGAACGATAATATGGATAATTATGAACTATAAATATACTTTTAACCATATATTTAACAAATATATGGTTAAAAGAAAAAAAGATAAACAACATTATTATATATCTGTAGGGTTGAGGATTTTTAAAACACCTAACCTCAACTATCCCTCCCTAAATACAAAAAGACAAATGAAAGATACACAAAATGTTATCCCTTATTAATTTATAAAAAAATAATTATAGTATATATATATAAATAATGAGTTTGAATCATCTTAAAAATTTCAAAATTTGCGAAGATACATTTCAAAAATCAATCGATCAGATATGGACGCTTGGAGATAGATTTGGGGTTCGAATCGTAGGTGCTCCAACCGTAGAAGCAAAGGTTAATTATATTTCAATTGGAAATATTGTTATGATTCAAATAACACCGTTTGAAATAACCATTCCTGCAGTTGGTGATTTTGATAGCATTGTGTCAACCGTTCTAACACCAAATGAATTTGAATCAAAAACTATCAATGCCGATCTAATTTATGTATCAAATTTAACAACTAAAGTAACTGCCAACGGCACAATTTTTAATTATGGGCTTCCTAATCAATTATCAATATATCAACAATATATACAAAATGCGATTATTCTATATCCGCATTTAGATCCAAATGCTACATATAGAATAGTTCATAATTGTAATTTTACATACTTGCGCACACAATAATTATTAAAATCTATCAAAAATAAAATCTTAATATATATTATATAAAGAAATTAATATATTAATATATTAAGATTTTTAATGAGTGAAACTAAAGTAAAAGAAACATATTTAAAATGTGTCAGTTGTAATAGGACAAGAATAACTGAAATAAGCGATTTTTACAGTTTAGTAAAAGGTTCAACAGATATAAAAAAAACCTGTAAAAAATGTAGGATTTCGTCATATAAAAGTTATAAAAAGAATAACCCCGATAAATTTAAAACTAAAGAAGAAAAAAAGAAAATTGATTATACTGAAGAAATAAAAGACCATAAAAGATGCCCTCAATGTATAAGAAAAACTATGGGAATAAGTGATTATAAACATAATAACGAAAAAAATGATACTATATGTAAAACCTGTAAAAGATGTAGATTACGAGTATTAGAGTATTATAGAAAAACTAAAGAAAATATTAAAAATAAAAATAAAACAGAAGAAATTAATTAATATCTATAATTAATATCTATAATTAATATCTATAATATTTATATAGTATAATTTAAAACGAAAAATGCCCACAAAAGATGAACTAATGAAATGGATGAAAACCTATAAAAAAGAAAATTGCAAAGCTATCTCAACAATGAACAAAAACCAGTTGTATACTGAAGCAAAAAAACACGGATTTCTTTATGAAAAATTCGGGATAAAGAATAAAACAAAAGCGCCTATGTCTCCAAAAGCTTCATCTTCTGTAAATATAAATGATTTTTTTCCAACGACTGCTTCTGCTCCAGCTCCTAAAGCTTCTGCTCCAGCTCCTAAAGCTTCAGCTAAAGTGACGAAAGAACAGCTTGATAAATTGCAAAAAGAAATTGATAATTTATTAAAAAGTTCTGAGGCTGTTTCTAAAGATAAAAAAAATATTAGTGCTAACACAAAAAAAAATATTATAAAAGTAAAATCTTTGAGAGACGAAAGATTGGCTTTGTTAAAAGAATATAAAAAGCAACAAAAAGCTTAAACAATATTATAGTCTTCTTCTATTTTTCTGGAGGAAGTATGATTTGATTTTCTTTACATATTTATCGTCACTCGTAGTAACAATGTTTTTGTTAAAGGGGGGGGTGTTAAAGATTAAAGGGATTAAAGATTAAAGGGCTTAAAGGGATTAAAGATTAAAGGGCTTAAAGGGATTAAAGATTAAGCATTTGTCCTGTGAATATATGGGATAAAATTAAGCATTTTATCCTGTGAATATATGGGGAAAAATTAAGCATTTTATCCTGTGAATATATTGGGAAAAATTAAGCATTTTATCCTGTGAATATATTGGGAAAAATTAAGCATTTTGTCCTGTGAATATATTGGGAAAAATTAAGCATTTTGTCCTGTGAATATATTGGGAAAAATTAAGCATTTTATCCTGTGAATATATTGGGAAAAAATAAGCATTTTGTCCTGTGAATATAGCATAAATTAATTAATTTATGCTATATATTTATATTTGCGGGAAAAAATCCAATAAAAATCCAATTTTTCTGTGATTTTGGGAAATAATGCTTATTTTTTCCTTTTATTTTTTTATATATAGATAATATTTTTTTAAAAAAATAAAATCTTATCATATAATATAAAAAAATATGAATATAAAAAAATTAGAAGATTTAAAATTTGGTTTAAAAAACGAAGAAAAAATATTGACGATAATCAGGAAGTATTTTAAATCAAATACTATATTTAAGACTACCTATACATACGACCAGTATGATTTTATAGATAAGAAAAATAAAATAATAATAGAACTGAAATCGAGAAGAATTAAAAAACTACAATATCACGATATTATGATTGGTTTAAATAAAATAACCGAGGGGTTCAAACATATAAAAAATGGTTATACAACTTATTTATTTTTTTCTTTTACTGATACAATTTCTTTTTATGAGTTAAATAGCAAAACTTATAAAAAAAGTTGGGAGCGTATAGGAGGTAGAATTGACCGTAATAAAAATGAAATATGTAAGTGTTCATATATCCCAACAACTGAACTGATTGATATAAATATTAATTAGGAAATTCTAATATTAAAAATCATTTCTTTTTATAAATTGTTATACCTAATTCACCTAATAGTATCAACGATTCTATTTTAAACGGGTCATCATTTTTAACATTATCAAACTCTAAATGAAAACTTTTCTTTATAATCTCAACCTCCTCTTTTAATTCGTCGTGGATATATTTTTTAACAATTGAAATATCGTATTCCCTCAAGATATTTCGCAGATTATTAAGTTCTTTCCAAATATCGGGTGTTTTATCTTCGTCTTCTTCTCCTTCATCTTCTTCTCCTTCGTCCTCTTCTTCCTCTCTTTCACTTACTTCATCTTCTTCCTTTCTTTCACTTACTTTATCTTCTTCCTCTCTTTCACTTACTTTATCTTCATCCTCTCTTTCACTTACTTTATCTTCTTCCTCTCTTTCACTTACTTTATCTTCTTCCTCTCTTTCACTTACTTTATATTTGTGATAATTTTTATTATGATCAGTTTGTTTTTTACTCATAATAATATTTTATAATTCTTTTATATTATTATAAAATATTTTATTTTTATTTAAAAATCTAATTAAAAATTTAAATTGTTTAATCAACTTTTCTATATAATTTATTCATTTGTTTAGAGTGTAAGAATTTATTTTCTATATCTTGCTCTTTTTTCTCTTCTTCTTCAATAGTGGGCTCATTTTCAGTTAATTTAGAAATTACAATATGTCTAATTAAAGAACTACCTATTTTTTTTCCAGTTTTATTTATAAATAATTTATTTAAATATTTAGTTATATTATTTGGGTTCATTGGGGTCTTTCTATCAGTTTTTACTAAATAAAAACCGCTCTTATTATACTTTAACCATATATTAATTATTTTATTTAATGATGGGGTTATATCTAATCTTTTTTTACCTATTTTTTTTCTATTTTTAAAATCGTTTAATATAAACTTTTTTTTATTTTTTGGTAATATTGATAAATAATTATTATCATCATCGTCTGTTATTTTTTTATATTCTTTATAATCAAGTATTTTCATATCTGCAAAATCATTTCTTAATGGGAAATCTAAATATGTTCTTAATATAACCAATTGCTGTAATTGGTTAAATTCTTTATCGTTTAATTCTTTTTTTGTTGTTATTTTATTATCTTTAATATCTTTCATAACATCATTATATACATCGACGAGATCCTCATAATTTAGCCAGTTTTTCTCTTGAGTTTCTGTTTTTTTCTGTGTTTTTAAAAATATATTATATTTATCATTCAATTCTTTAAGTTTTAGTTGATATTTATCAATCAATTTATCATTTAAATCATTATCGCTTCCTAATGCTACTAATATAGATGTTATTCTATTCTTTTTTGTTGTAATTTTCATATCTTTAATGCTTTCCATTACTTTATCATAATCTTGTAAAAAGTTAGTATTATCCAATTCTGTTTTATTATCAATGTTTTTTCTTAAATTTTTAAGACTAATTAAATATGTATTTAAACTCGACTGTTTAATATTAGGTCGTTTTAATATAATCTGTTCTTCAATACTCATTTTAATTTTATTATATAATAAATAAATAAAATAAAAATCAAAATGAAATCTAAATAATTAATCTTCATTAAATTCTTCATCATAAACGTCATTATCGATAAATTCCTTCCAAAAGTCTTTTTTGAAATTTTTAAAAATATTATAGTCGACTCGGAAAGAACTAAATAACATTGCTTTCAACATATCCTTAAATTTATTTGATAATAATGCTGTTTTTATTTTTTCATTGCTCTTCGAGATACTCTTCCACCAGATAATCTCCCACCTTTTAATCTTCCTCCAGTAGCCGATCTTGCAAGACCCGCCGCAGTTTCAATTCCACTAACGATTGGGCTAAATTCTGGCGCAATAGCACCAATTACCTTACTTGCAAAAGGCAAAACGCTCTGTACACCACGCGCAATTTTGTTGACAAAGCTCTTCAAACCAGTCCAAAAACTACCACCGTGAATTCTATTCAAATGGTAATAATCTATCTCATTACTACTTTCCTTGGCTAACATCACAATGGAATTTGTGAGATTTCCTAAACTTGCCCTTGCAAAATTCTCTGAAATTGAAAAAGTCCCTTCTTGAAGGAATACTTGGTAAAACTCACCGATAAAAGTTTGTCCACTATCATTTTCCACTGTTAGCTGAACTTGCATTGTATACTGTCCCTGCACACCAGGAGCCTCATTATCGAGGAGTCCAATATCTTTTCCAAATTCGATACATAGAACACCACCACGATATTTTGCCCATTCAGACCAAGTTAGATTTAGACCATTTCTTTTAGAGATTTCAAATAAATCTTGTTCTGTAGAAGAACTAAATAATCCACTTTGATTATTCCACAATACGGATAATCTCTTAATTTTAAGAAAGGAATCCGTCGTGTTTTGGTTTGATGTGCTCCTTTGATTTCTCACAAAAAGATACATTTTGCGAGGTATTTGCGAGAGTTTGATTGAATCGCTAATTACTGTCGTTTCAGCTCCATCTGCGAGAGGTCCAATATTTTTTA